TCCGTTGATCTACTTTTAGACCAGTATTCCGCTTCCTCTTTTGGTTATATACACACGCAATTGACGTAAAAGTCAAAATTAAACCAATTTGTAGGCAGAATATTTTTTTTGTTCTTTTTTTAAGTAATCTTTAAACAACCTCTTAGACAAAAGATCGTCATACAATAGCTGCTGGAATGTTATAGAAAAATACTTAGTAATAACCTCACCATCAACTAATCTATCTTCGTACCAATCTAGATGATTGTTCATAGCTGCATATTCGTACACGCTATTGTAATTAGGCGTTAATACAATATGTTTGCCGAATTCATTATCATAAGATATGATTATCCTTGACTCATTGGGTGTTAGTCTCCAGTTGATATTGTTTACTTTCTTCATATTTTTTCCATTTCATTAATTGGCTTGATCAATATTATCTCTTTCTGCTTCTGCTTGACCGCTCTCCATCCGTAGTAAGCGATAACTTCTCTAGTGATGGAACAATCTCCTTTACCATTGATGTAATTAGATATAGTGACTTTAGATAGACCAGAGCTATCAGCGATTTCGCTCCACTTAATAAAAGGACTGATCATTGATGTATATCTGAGAAATGTTTCTTTTTCCATTACTGTTAATATTAATTACTGATGCAAATATATAATACTTTATTGTATGTTTGTAGTTAACAATTAAAAAACTTAATAAATTATGGAGGCATATATAGTCAATAGTGTAGAGTACAAATTCTATGAGGAACTTATCATATGGTGCATCAATGAAGACGACACAGAATTAATCATGGGAATGCGGTATCATTTCAATTAAATTTAAAATAAATAGCATAAAAGTATACACCGTATATATTATTGGTTGTATATTGCATCGAAATCATTTATTAATCATTGAGATTGATTAATGTAGTTTTCTTTCTAGGCAGGTTGGATAGGTCGAAATGTCCAATCTGCTGCTTTTATCTAATTAAAAAAAAACAAATGGCAAGTAGATCAAAATTAAAATTCCCAACTAATGAAATCCATATTCATAAGCTGGTGCAACTTCACAATATAACGTACGAAGCGGCATACAGAGCATATGGTCATTTGATGAACGAGAAGGGTATGATATTAACTGAACACTTTAAATTTAATAAATTATGAAAAAATTATTTATAACAATATTTCTAGCTATATGGTTCATCATTAATATGGGCGCATAATTAATAATCAATAAAAAAATAACATGAAAAAAAATAAAAGACAAAAGCTCACCAATAAAGAGCTAAAGTATATAATGGACAATAGAATGTCTATGCCAGCTGCACAGATCGCCAAGGATTTGGATCGAGCAACCAATACTATACGATCTGTTTTTCGCAGATTAAAGTTAGACTATTATAAGTCACTATCTGATGAAGCAAGGCAGTATATTAAAGATAATTACCTTTATATGACTCATAAGCAGATGGCTGCTCATATAGGAGTTAAGTACTATACAGTAGGTAATTACTGTTGTAAAAATAAGTTATATAAAGACACTAAGTCATCACAAAGAGATGATATTACCCAGTCTTACTATACTAGACCAGACAATATACAAAAAGGCAGCAGAGACGCACATATCCATCAAGTTATCGAAAAGTGGCCATTATGATTTTATTTATCCAAGTAGTTTTAACAGTATTATTTTTTATTTTATTTTTTAAAGAAGATTAACAATGAAAAAATTAATAGACCTCGATCCAACTCTCAAAAAGCAATTATCAATCATAGCTGCTCATAAGGAGACTAACTTAAAGCACCTAATCGAACGAATCTTAGATGATTACGTTATACGTCAAACCACCCCAATTAATTTCACACAGATAAGAAAATAAATAAAACTATGATAAGACAAAGCACAGCAACACAATATATATCTAATGGTTTATCTGTTATTCCTTGCTTGGGAGACAAAAGACCAGCAATGCCAACATGGAAGGCATACCAAGTCAATAAAATGGATGATAGTGATGTAGTTAAGTACTTCGGAACATCTGATAAGATCGGAATAGTTACTGGAGCAGTAAGTGGCAACCTTGAAGTGATAGATATAGACGACGCCAGTATCTTCCCAATGTTCTATGATTCCTTACTTAATTACTTCGATGGTCAAGGTCAAATGATCTTAACAGTTAAGACTAAAAAAGGATATCATATCTACTTCCGTAATGACTTTGATATGGCTAACCCTCCAGAAGGAGTTAAGTGCGGAAATCTAAAATTGGCACAAAAGAAAAAATCTAATAATGTTATACCAGTAAGAATCGAAACACGTGGGCAAGGTGGTTATGTTATCGCTCCACCATCTCCAGAGTATACCGTAATGTATGGAGCTTCCTTGGAATACATTCCTAAGTGGAGTAGGTATGATAGAGAAGCTATCTTCTCTATTGCTAAAGACTACAATGAGTATCTATCCCCAAGCATGAAGAAGCTAGAGCCTGAGTATGTGCCTAGAACAGATCAGAATTATAGGCTCACCAGTTGGGCTGATTATAATGCTAAGGAGGATTGGATCAATGAACTAGATAAAATAGGTTTCTCCTTCGTATACGAGGATAATCAAAGATCATACTGGTTACGATCTGGTGAGACTGATTCTAAGTATAGCGGCAATTTCCACAAAGAAAAAAGACTTTTTAAAGTGTTTTCTTCTTCTACCGCATTTGAGCCAGAGAAACCATATAGCCCATCTGCTGTCCGATGCTTGGCTCGTTATGGTGATACATCAAAATCTAATCTTGCGCTAAATGCTAAAGACTTATCTGATGAAGGATACGGAGAGCCGTGGGATAACAATGCGACTAGTCTAATCAAGCGGATTAAAGATAAGTACTCCGATCTTCCTAATGCGTCTCATGATGATATCCTTGACTTATTAGCCATTGATCTATCCGCTTACTCTACAGATGCTACAGATCAAAGGCAGATCATTAATGCTGGTAAGGATGCTTTTAAGAAACAAAATTCAAAGACAGATAATAAACAATACGAAATTATTGAAAGCCATGTCGAAAAGATCGGTTTGATTCTTAACGAGATGACTGGGCGTATTGAAAATAAAAATTTAGTTCAATTAAAGGAAAGGGATTATGTTTCTATCTATCTAGATATCGTACAAAATAATCCGAGAGTATCAAAACAGTTCGTTTATGATTATCTGGAATCCGACCGTCTGCCTTCATATCATCCTTTCGTTTCTTATTTTGACTCGCTGGAACCAGTACAACCAAAAGATAATAAATCTACTATATACAAGTTGTTTAACTCGCTTAATGTAGAATTTGAAAACGAAGAAGAAAAGAATTTATGTTTAGGGCTATTTACAAAATGGTTGCTCCAGTTTATTACATCGGCGTATCAAGTATCAGCGGCCGAACTAATGTTAGTACTTACTGGAAAGATGGGAAACGGAAAGACCTATCTAATGAAAAACCTACTGCCCAAATCTTTAGATAAGTATTTTATTACTATTAAAGACTTTCCTCGCAAGGATGAGGATGCAAAAGCGATGATGTGCGAAAATATCTTGGTGCTGCGTGACGATATAACTGGAACAGGCTCAAAAGACAAAGACTGGATCAAGTCGGTACTATCTTCTGAGACGTTAACCTTTAGGGCTCCATATCAGCGCAGTACAGACACGCACAGACGTTATGCGGTACTATGTGCCACGACTAACGATGAAAACGTCTTAGGGAGCGACGAGAGGGATAATAGAAGGGTATTTCCGCTTAAGGTTGACAATAGGGATCAAATAGCATTTGATAAGATCATGAAAGATGGTATCGATTTGTTGTGGGCTGAACTGAAATACTTATATGATGATTCGAAAGATAAGACCATGTTAACGATGACAACAAGCGAAGAAATGGAGTATCTATCTACAAGGGACGAAATGAAAGAGGTTGATCTAGTTAAGGACTTTTTAATTGAAAACTACGAAGTGTCTGACGATCATTTGACGACGACATATGAGGTTAAGGAGTTGTTGACCATGTTCAGATACGAGTGTACTGGACAACTTATAGGCGTTAAAATGCGTGAGATTGGTTTTATTAAAGGTAAGCGTCAGAGGTTTAAGGATGTGACTGGAAATAACAATGTGGTTACTTGCTGGAGGATAAAAAGGGTAGACCCTAACCTTACATCTTACACTAATATCTTTGATGATAACGCCGATAATGTTGACGATTCGCTCGATAGTATGCCGTTTTAGCTGGTTGCGCTGGTTGCGCATGGTTGCGCTAGTACATTTGATCTAGTGCAACAATGCAAACGCCTTATATATCTACCTCTTATCTTACTGTTGTTCTTGTTGTTATTCTTTTATTATAAAGAGTTATATAATATAGTACCTATATAAATATATATATACATAATAGATTCTAAGGGGGTCGTAGAAAAACAGAACCAAAAGTGCATAAAGCGCAACCAATAACTACAAACCTATATATATAAGGCGTTTGCATGGTTGCGCATGGTTGCGGATGGTTTTGTGGGAAGACCCAATAGTTCCCACAACATAGATCCCACAACATAGATAGCACACATTAGTTAAGATTACATCATAATATGTAAGTATAAATAACTATATTTGTGTATTGTTAATAAAAAAAAAGTATAATGAAAGCAGTAATAAATAGATGTGACTCAATTGCTCAAGCTGCACAAGATATACAACAATATAGAATATAGTATATGCCTAGCATGAATAAGAAATCTAGACGCACTAAACCAAGATCAAATGGTAACCGTAAGTCTAACTATGATAAGTCAGAGTACCACAGCACAGACTGGAGATACTATAGCAAAGAGTATAGATCAAAGCATAAGCAATGTGTAGATTGTGGTGGTAAGACTCAGATGGTGGATCACATCATACCAGTAAGGATCGGAGGAGATATGTGGGACATGAGGAATCATCAAAGTATGTGTAACAGTTGTCATGCTCGTAAGTCTAGTAGAGAAGGAAGAGACATATATGAGATAAGCACTAAGAACATTGACGGCAGACTTATTCCCCTTAAGGGGGGCAAGGTTGGAAATAAAGTTCCCTAAAACCTCTGAAACCGCCCGCATAACAGCACACACATTTTTTAATATTTCTGATTTAAGGGGAACTATTTTTAAAATAATAAAAACAAAAATTATAACATTATGGCATTAAAGAAGATTAAACCAGTAGCGAATAAAGTATCAGAAGCTGAATTAATAAAAAGGGCACAGGAGGATCAAAGAATCTACGATCAAATTCTAATTGATCTGGAAGGGTCTATAGATTTACAGAAAGACCAGATATCGCTTTCTATTTTAGCCCAAGCGATCAACACGATAAATATCTGTAATAAGGAGATAGAAGAAGGAGGGTTGACTTTTATCGCTGGCAACGATTACAGACAACAGCGGCCAGAAGTAACGATTAGGAATAAAGCAATAGCTGTAGTAATTAAGCTGTCATCTTTATTTGGATTATCCCCTAAAGACAGATCATTAATGGATAAGAATGCATCTAAGAATAATGCAATAGATGAAGCTGGTGACGATCTGTAGGTAACGTTGAGTATATGAGTGGTCGCCCTTTTTTTTATTTTATTGTGGGTAACGGTAAAGTATATGGTTAGTTGCCCTCTAACCGTAGCGAGAATAGGGCAATTAACTATATACAGTGTTAGCCATCTGGCCGCGGTAAATTAAAAACTAAAATTTGATAAAATGAAAATATTAATAGCTTGTGAAGAGAGCCAAGAAGTTTGTAAGGCTTTCCGAGAATTAGGACACGAGGCTTATAGTTGCGATATACAGGAATGTAGTGGCGATAAACCCGAATGGCACATAAAAGGTGATGCAGTTGCGGAAGCGTATAGTGGTAAATATGACTTAATGATAGCACACCCACCTTGCACTTATATTAGTAGAGCAGGCGCAAGATGGATGTACCCAACAGCAGGAAATTTAAGCCAAGAAAGGCTTAATAAAGCAATGGAAGCGAAGGATTTGTTTATGAATTTACTGAACGCTCCAATACCTTATATCGCAGTTGAGAACCCAACACCTTTAAAAGTAGTTGGATTGCCAAAACAAAGCCAAGCGGTGCAACCCTATGAATATGGACACCCTTACAGCAAGAGAACTCTGCTGTGGCTTAAAAATTTACCACTATTAAGCCCTACCGAAATAGTAAGCGACTATAAGCCGTACTTGCCAAGTAATACTGGGGGTAAAAAACGAGGACAGAAATATCAATTTAAAAACATAAGCCAAAAGGAAAGCAGTAAAACTTTTAGCGGAATTGCAAAAGCTATGGCTGAACAATGGGGAAGTTTCATTAAAAGCGATAATGTAGCAGCTTGTGGCTAACGTTTAGTATATGAGCCGTTTTTTCTATGGCTTATATACATTGTTAGCCACAGTACTACAAACACAAAACTTAATAAAATGAAATACATAGGAAGTAAAGACAGAATAGCAAAGCATTTAATACCAATTATATTGAAAGATAGAAAAGAAAACCAATGGTATATTGAGCCTTTTGTTGGTGGTGCTAATATGATTAATAAAATTAAAGGCAATAGGATAGGCTCAGATAGTAACGATTATTTAATAGCCTTACTTAATGAATTACAAAAAGGGTGGCAACCTATAAAAGAAGTTACAAAAGATTTGTTTAATGATGTAAGAAACAACCCAAACAACTACGAAAAACATATAGTAGCATACATTGAGATACTATTTACATTTGGGGCAACTTGGGGGCGTGGCTTTGTTGGTAATGTAAACGATAAAGTTTGCAAAGGTAGAGATAGAATAGGTGAAGGATATAGAAACGCTTTAAAGACACAAAAGGAAATTGATGGCATTAAATTTATACATAGTAATTACCAAGATTTAGAGATACCAAGTAATAGTATTATTTATTGTGACCCGCCTTATGAGGGAACTACCAAATACAAGGATGACTTTAACCATTTAGATTTTTGGGAATGGTGTAGGATAAAAACAAAAGAAGGGCACAAGGTTTTTATAAGCGAATATAACGCCCCAAAAGATTTTAAATGTTTATTTGAGTTGGAACAAAAAACACCAATATCTAAAACATCTAAAACAAAACAAATTAAAATAGAACGTCTTTATTCGTATTGTGGCTAACGTTGAGTATAAACCCTCGTTTTAATGGGGTTTATACATTGTTGTATGTCTGGTGCGACTTTAAAGCACAAAATTTGATTATAGACACGAACCCTTTTTCTTCTTTTTTTTGAGCGAGGGCAAATTAATTTAAAAAATTAAAATGGATATAGATTTAAGATTAGGCGACACTATAGATGAAATGAAGTTAATTAAAGATAACAGCATTGATATGATACTTTGTGATTTACCATACGGAACTACTGCCTGTAAATGGGACACAATAATACCATTTGACAAACTTTGGGAACAATACAAGAGAATAATAAAACCAAATAGAGCCATTGTTTTAACTTGTTCACAGCCTTTCACAAGTTTTTTAATGTGTAGTAACGCTGAATGGTTTAGGCACGAATGGATATGGGATAAAAAAAGTTGCACAAATCCTTTTAGTGTAAAGTATGCACCAATGAAAAGACACGAAAATGTATTAGTATTTAGTAGTGGTAAAATAAACCCCTTTAATAGACAAAAAACACCAAAAGACCCAAAAGACGTAAGGGTTAATTCATTAAAAAGAAGAAAGGAAAAAAAAGGGTTTGTAACAAGTGAAGTATATGGTGGAAATATTAAAAATCTACACGCTGATGACTATGACCCTTATACATCAAACCCTGTTTCAATTATTTATGTACCTAGAGGCAATAAGAAAAAGTTACACCCAACACAAAAACCAGTTGCGTTAATGGAATATTTTATAAAAACTTATAGTAATGAAAATGAAACTGTTTTAGATAACACTATGGGAAGTGCATCAACCGCAATAGCGTGTATAAACTTAAATAGAGATTTTATAGGCATTGAAAATGATATTGATATTTATAACCTTGCTAAAAAAAGAGTGGAAGAAAAAAAAAATTAATTTGAAAAATTAAAATATATGATAGATTTAAGATTAGGCGATTGCCTTGAAGTAATGAAAACGATTAAAGATAACACGTATTATGAGAGAGTATTTTAATATAACTAACGAATGTAACCTTGAACTAATGAAAAGGTATGAGGATAATCATTTTGACCTTGCAGTAGTTGACCCACCTTATGGGATTAATTATGATGGTAATACAACTGTAAAAGGAAAAGCGGGAAAAGCAAGTACATTTTCAAATAAACAACATCACGAAAAAAAAGACTGGGATAGTGAAAGACCATCTTTAAAATACTTTATAGAATTACAAAGAGTGTCTAAAAATCAAATAATTTGGGGTGGCAATTATTTTGCTGATTTATTACCTGCAAAAAAAGGATGGATTTATTGGGATAAAAAAATAACAAATGCAAATAATACAAATTATTCTGATGGTGAATTAGCGTGGACTTCTTTTGATTGTGTTTTAAGAAAATTTACTTATGATTGGATAGGTTTCGGATATTTAAACAACCCACAAAGAGAAAAGAAAATCCATCCAACTCAAAAACCTGTTTCTTTATATAGTTGGATTTTTAAAACTTACGCAAAAGAGGGATTTAAAATACTTGACACACATTTAGGTTCTGGAAGTTCTGCTATTGCTTTAGATAGTGTAAACAAGATTGAAAAGATGAATTTAACCTTAACCGCTTGTGAAATAGATAAAGATTATTTTAAAAAAACAACAGACAGAATAAAAGCAGAAACAACTTGGAACAGTTTATTTTAACCGCAAACAAGCTAAAAAAATAAGATGGAAGATTTAATTAAAGCATTACAAATCCTTTTAAAATATGGCAACCCAAGAAACCCAAGCCATTGTGAACACGACTACTTTTATGTAGATATAAACCCTGAATTAGTAAGTAAGGAAGATATTGAAGAACTTGATAAACTTGGATTCTTTGTAGATGAGGAATGCGATGGTGAAGGATTTGGTAGTTTCAGATATGGTAGTTGCTAGTATTACACACAACGTATGGTAATAAGATACGTTGAGGCACGAAATGGATTTTATTACGTGTTATTTTTAGTATGCGAGCGTTTGCATTAGAACGTAGTAAAGGGTTGCTTTTCGCAACTGTTAGCATTAGTACGGATTTAAAAAGATAAAATATTATGAATGAAGATTTAATAAAAGATTGTAAAAAAACACTAAAACTGTTAAAAAAAGAACTAAAAAATCCATATGACCAATCCCATAAAAGTTTTTTATTGGGTCGTATATTGACGTATGAACAAATATTAATCGTTTTACAATGAGAACAGGTTTATATTGTTGTGATAATTTAGAGTTAATGGCAGAAATGCAAGATAACACAGTAGATTTAATTTACTGTGATATTCTTTATGGAACTGGTAGGAAGTTTAAATACTACCAAGACTTAAAACCTAAGCGTGAAATAATTGAAGAACATTATATACCACGAATAAAAGATATGCACCGTATTTTAAAAGATACAGGAAGTGTTTATTTGCAAATGGATACTAATATAAATCATTGGTTAAGATGTATTTTAGACGATATTTTTGGATATGATAATTTTTTAAATGAGTTGGTTTGGTGTTATAACACACAAGGTTATTCTAAAAGTAAATATAGTAGTAAGCACGATAGTATATTATTTTACTCTAAAACTAAAAATTACACCTTTAATGCTGAATGTATAAGGAATGAAAAACCAAGCGAAAGCACTATAAAAAGATTTGGTAAAGAAATTGAAAAGAATGGATTTTATATTGACTTTAAAAGCAAGAAAAAAGTATATAAATTAAAAGGTAGTTTACCCTTAGATTGGTTTGAAATGAGCGTCTTACCTTCTGCACATAACGAAAACACAGGTTACGATACGCAAAAACCAAAAGCATTAATTGAGCGAATAATAAAAGCAAGTAGTAACGAGGGTGATTTAGTTGCTGATTTTTACGCTGGTAGTTTTACAACTGCCGAAGTATGCAAAGACTTAAATCGTAATTTTATAGGATGTGATATTTCTAAAAAGGCAGTAGCTATCGGATTAGAACGAACTAAGTATTAATGCTAACGGGATTTGTATGTGTCGCCCGTAGGTGATGCATCATACATATTGTTGTCTGCTGTACGAAACAAAAAACAAATGAAGTATATAACGAATTTAATTAATAAGTACTGGAAATCTACCAAAAAAGAAGAGGTAGATATAACATGCGGAGACGTGGTTGATGGCTACGCTGATCTGTATATGAATGGGGAAAAGACAAACATATCTATCGCAATATGGTCTAGAGAATCCATAGACAAGCTAAGAGAAATTCAGAAGTCTATGCACAATAATTAGTATTGCAGACAACGTATGGTAATATGATTAGTTGCGGACTTAAAACGAAAAACATTATGGATAAGATAAATGAATTGATTACAGAACTTAGGCAAGAAATACAAAGTTGCCAAATGGATATTGCTGGCGGTAATGAAATGAACGTATTGGATGCACTTGATAGTGTAACCGAAATAGAGCAATTAATTATATTACGTGTTAGCAAGCAAAGCGAACTGTTAAAGGCTTTATACGAAAAGCATTATGAAGAAACAGGTTATATTTTTATGACACAAGACTTAGCAGAAGGCTACTTAAAAAGCCTTTAATTGTTGCTAACGCCTGTGTAAGTTCTGTTTTGGCACAAAATGGAATCTTTACACTCTGTTATCTTTTTTTTTTAAAAAATTGCAAAGACTATGACCCCAAACTATAAAGACAATAAGACTGGAGAGAAAATCTATATCCCAGTAGTAAGAACTAAGATTATTAACGGAGAGCGTCAGTATTTTGACACAAAGTGGAGAAAATTGGACGTGACAAAATTGGGCAAAGTACAAAATATAGGAGTAAGAACAGAAACAAAGAATCGAATTTAATGACAAAAAAACTATATCATAATTTTATCAATGATGTGCAATCTGGCAAGAAATTATCCTGTAATTTTGTCAAGCAATCAGTAGGTAGGCACGTCAGCGATCTAAAGCGATCTAAGAAAAAGGATTTCTTGTATACATTCGATGAGGAAAAAGCGGATCGAGTGATAAGGATAGTTAAGCGGCTGCGCCATACTGGCGGATCATTAGCTAATCAGCAGTTTGATCTTCAACCATTCCAAGCATTTATGATAGCTAATATATTTGGCTGGGTTCGCAAAGATGATGGACTCCGCAGATTTAAAAAAGTATATATCGAAACGGCTAAGAAGTCTGGCAAGTCCGAATTTATGGCAGCTCTTGAGGTGTATATGTGCTTCTATGATCGAGAGGAGGGTGCGCAAGTATATACTGCTGCCACTAAGCGACCCCAAGCGGATCACGTATTCAGACCAGCTAAGATAATGATGCGCAAGTTATGCGAGGGATCTCCCAAAGTGGACTCTATCTGTAGAGTAATGAGAAACGAAATCCAAAACAAAGCGACTAATTCATTCATCAAGACATTAACAAGTGATTCAGCTACGGAGGATGGAATGAACGTTCATTGCGGAGTCGCCGATGAATATCACGCGCATACATCAGATGCAATACTAGCGAATATGGAATCTGGTGCAGTATCTAGGGATCAAGCATTGATCATGATTATTACCACTGCTGGGTTCAATAAAAATGGGCCTTGTTATGAATATCGCAAGAATGTAGTAGAGCCGTTGTTAGATGGAGCATTCGATCTAGAGTCTTTATTCGCCATTA